TAAGACAGAAGATTTGCGCTACGCGCACGTGAGGGGGTGGTCTTAATGGTGACTGCGGAAAAGATCAGGAAGACAAAAGCATACAAATCCATCAAGGCGTCACTCCTGGAACAGCTGGAACGCGGCGGAAATGATGTTCCTCACTTCAAGGATCTGGTCGAAGACTACATGAAAATGTACGTCATCAAAGAGATGGCCGCCGCTGATATTGCTGCACGCGGGACATTTGTGGAGTGGAGCAACTCAGAGACACAGTACGGCTCCAAGAAGAACGACTCTGTTGATCAGGTCCTGAAGACTAACGCCCAGATGCTCAAGCTCCTCGATATGCTCGGAATAAAACCTGAAGCGGGTTTTGGAGATGACGACGAAGAATTATAAATTCCCGCCTGAAGTCCAGGAATGGATCGATATTGTCGAGCAAGATAAGTTCAAGTGCTGTGAGGAGCAGCATCTCCTTGTGGAGCATGTGCGGCACTGCTTTGAGACCGAGGCAATTCACATTGACGAGGACCAGCTGAAGCGTTACATGCATCTGTGTGATGCGTATCTTCCGTTCCCTCTATTCCCCTGGCAAAAATTTGCCATCACCCTGCACGACTGCACATACTGGGATGACACCGGACAGCCGAGATGGCCGGATCTGTTCTGCATGTTGGGAAGAGGAGCGGGGAAAGACGGCACGATTGCCACAGAGAGCTTCCTCCTGACCAGCCCGTATAACGGGATACGAGAATATGACGTGGATATCTGTGCGAATAACGAGGAGCAGGCGGTCAGGCCAGCGCAGGATCTGATCGGATTCTTCGAAGTTCCTTCCGTCACGAAGAAGATCAAGCGGTTTTACCACTGGACGAAGGAAAAGATCACCTGCATCAAGACCAGATCAGTCATCAAAGGTCGCACGAACAGCCCGAAGGGAAAAGACGGCCTGCGTTCAGGCATAGTTATATTCAATGAGATCCACCAGTATCCGAACTATGACAACATCAACGTCTTTACCACTGGTCTCGGAAAGAAGAAACATCCGCGCAGGTCCTATTACACGACAAACGGAGATGTCCGCGAGGGCCCGCTCGATGACATATTGAAAGATGGTGACGATGTTCTTCGCGGCGGTGTAGCAGATAACGGAACTCTATACTTCATATGCAAACTGGACGACAAAGAGGAAGTCCATGATGAGGCCAACTGGCCGAAAGCGAACCCTTCTCTTCCATACCTGCCCGATCTACTTCTGGAGATCCGGAAGGAATACAGAGAATGGAAAAAATCACCCGAACGATTGCCGGCATTTATGTCTAAACGGATGAATCTGCCGGAGCGCATGAATGATCGTGCAGTCACCGAATGGGAAAATGTAATTGCGACCAACAAAGAACTTCCGAATCTTCGCGGCTGGTCCTGTGTAGTTGGAATTGATTACGCATCTACATCGGACTGGGTTGGTGTCGACTTGCATTTTAAAAAAGGGGACGAGCGCTACGATGTGGCACATGCCTGGATTTGTTCCGAGTCCAAGGATTTAAGCAGAATCAAGGCTCCGTGGAGGGAATGGGTAAAACGCGGACTGTGCACTTATGTAGAAGATGTGGAGATTCATCCGTCTGTCATATCTGCGTATATTGCCGAGCAGGCTAAATTGTATAACATTCGGATGGTATGTATTGATCGTTATCGATACACGCTTCTATCAGATGCCCTGAGTAAAGTTGGTTTTTCTTTTGAAAGGAAAAATCTATATCTTGTCAGACAGGTTGATATCCTTGCCGTTACTCCAGTGATTAATAGCTGTTTTGTTAACAAGTATTTTTCGTGGGGAGACAATCCGGTACTTAGATGGTGTACTGGAAATACAAAACTTGTCCCGTATGGTAAAGCAAAGGGTGATGATAAGGGATCTTTTTTATATGCAAAGATTGAATCAAAATCTCGAAAGACAGATGTTTTTATGGCTCTGGTGGCCGCGATGGTAAAAGAAGACGAAATAAAAGAGAGACCGACAATGACCAAAGTCGGCATTATCACATTTTAGAAAGGGGGTGAGCGCGTGAATGGCTTGGATAAGTGATTTCCTGGAGTCCCTGTTCCCTGTGAAAGAGACATATGGCGGAGATGCGTCGACGATAGTCATCGATATACCCGCGGATCTCTATTACAAGGAACTGGCGATATATACAGCGTCCTCCCTGATCAGCAACGGCATCAGCCGGTCAGAGATACGGACATTCCGTGACGGGCTTCCGGTTAAGGACACGGATTACTACCTGCTTAATGTCAGCCCTAACAGAAATGAAACGTCTTCTGTGTTCTGGCACAAGATCATCAATAAGGTGATACGGCGGGGCGAGGCGCTTGTTGTCGAAATCAACGGCTGTCTGTATTGCGCTGATTCGTATGTCCGCGAGTGGGAGCGCCCGATACTCGGAGATGTATACAGCGGTGTCCAGATTGGCAATTTTACTTTCAACCGTCGCTTTAACTGGGACGATGTATATGTATTCCGGCTCGATGACATCCATGTGAGACGGCTGATTGATGGGATGTATGACCAGTATGGCAAGATACTGTCGGCTGCCGCCAAGAAGCTGAAGATGTCCAACAGCCAGAAATATAAGCTCCACATCGACGGAGTGAAAGCCGGAGACGAAGACTTCAACAAGGAATTTGAAAACTATATTACCAAGCAGCTGAAGACCTACATGGAATCTGAAAACGCAGTATATCCGGAGTTTGACGGATACAAACTGGAGAGCGATCCGGTCTATGGTCAGTCGCAAGGTAATTCGAGCAGCTTCTTGGAGTTAAAAAAGGACCTGTTCTCTACTGTTGCCGGTGCTTTTCACATTCCGGAATCCATGATGACCGGGAACATCACGGCCATGGACGAGATTGTTGGAAGTTTCTTGACTTTCGGCGTTGATCCATATGCCGACATGATCACGGAAGCGCTCAACAAGCGTGCCGGAATGGAAAATTACGCCTCCGGCAACTACTACGCAGTGGACACGAGCAAGATTATCCACAGAGACATCTTTGGAGTATCTGCTGACGTGTCCAATTTAATTTCTTCTGGTGTCAAGTGCATCGATGAGGTCCGCGAAATGTTAGGTGATGCGCCACTTAACACGGACTGGAGCCGAAAGCACTTTATCACAAAGAATTTTGAGGAAATCGAGAGATTCCTCGCAAATCCCGAGAAAGGAGGTGAAGACGGGTGAGAAAGTTTTACCAGATTGCAACATCTGGGCGCACTGCTGAGATAAACATCTACGGCAATATCGCACAGGACGCTGAAATGATCAATGCTTTTGTTGGTGAAGATACCGGCATGGTATCCGCCCACGGTATTGTTTCTGAGATCCAGGGCCTCGACGTGGACGCGATCAATGTCTACATCAATTCCTACGGCGGTGAAGTCGCGGAAGCGCTTGCGATCTATTCGGCACTGAAGCGACACAGCGCAAGCGTCCACACATACTGTGACGGATTTGCCTGCAGCGCGGCGACGATTGTTTTCTGCGCCGGAGATGTCCGCACGATGGGGAGCATCGCCCTCATGATGATCCATGACTGCATGAGTTATCTGGGCTATGCAAACAGCGCAGCGATGCGGAAGGCTGCCGATGACAATGACAAGATCAACCAGTCGAGCATCAATGCATACCTGTCCGTTTCCAACCTGGAAGAGGACGAGATCCGCAGCCTGATGGCAAAAGAGACATGGCTGACCGCAGAGGAATGCCTGGAATATGGTTTTGCTACCGATATCGCCAAAGAGGAAGAGAGCGATAAAGCACAGCAGTCCGCTTTCGGAAGCATCCGCGAGGCAGTCTTAAACCGCGCAGGTGAGCGCAGCACATTGGCGGAGATCAACCGGAAACTGGCCAAGATCCTTGAGGTTCTGTCTGAAGATGAAGACGAAGAAGAGCCGGAAGAGAAGGACGCCAAAAACGACCCGGATGAGCCTGACGATCAGGACGAATCTGAAGAGCCTAACGACGATCCGGATGACGATAAAGACGACGAAGATGATAAAGGCTCTGCCAAGGCAGCGCTCGATTTTTTCAGCAAATTATTCTCATGAGGAGGAAAAACAAATGCTCAAGAAAAACAGCATGATCACAGAAGCAAGTGCGGCGCTTCAGGCCGCTTTTACTAGTGGTGCATCCAAGGAAACCGTGCAGGCCGCTTTTGACCAGTTCGGCCAGGCGATCGCCGCAACAGTTCGCGCAGACTATGAATCCGCCAATGGCGACATGTCCATCCTTGCACAGCGCGGATACCGTCAGCTGACCAGCGAAGAGACAAAGTACTATCAGGCACTGATCGAGGCCGGCAAGACCAACAACCCCAAGCAGACCTATGACGGACTGCTCGACGCAAAGGTGATGCCCAATACCATCATCGAGGATGTTTACAAAGATCTCGTTCAGGAGCATCCCCTGCTCGCAGCGATCAATTTCCAGAATGTTGCATACCTGACCAGATGGATCCTCAATGACCACTCCGCACAGACTTCAGTCTGGGGCGCTGTAAACAGCCAGATCATGCAGCAGATCATTTCCGCCTTCCGCACGGTCGAGCTGACACAGTGCAAGCTGTCCGCATACGCGATTATTGAGAAGGACATGCTGGATCTCGGCCCCATCTTCCTTGATGGATATATCCGTACTTTCCTGAAAGAAGCTCTGGCCGTTGGCCTTGAGAACGCGATTGTGTGCGGCACCGGCCACGATCAGCCGATCGGCCTTGACCGCGATATCCACAAGGGCGTGACTGTCAACAGCTCCACCGGCTATCCTCAGAAGACCGCCGTCTCCCTGGCTTCCTTCAGCCCCAAGGATTACGGCGCTGTCCTGGCTACCATGGCAAAGACCGAAGCATGGTATACACAGGATTCTTCCGGCGATATCGTGGCTAAGAATAGCACATCCGCGAACAGTGACGGATCTCCCAAGAGCGGTTACACGCTCCACGGCGGAAAAGACAGAAAATTTGATAAAGTTACCCTGCTCTGCAATCCCAAGACCTATCTCACCAAGATCATGCCTGCTACCACTGTCCTGAATGCGAATGGTGAGTACATCGCCAACCGCTTCCCCTTCCCTACTGACGTTATCCAGGTCTCCGGCGTAGCTGACAACAAGGCGATTCTCTTCCTGCCTGGTGAGTACTTCATGGGCATTGGTACAAGCAAAGAGGGCACACTCGAATACACCGACGAGCGCTACTTCCTTGAAGACCAGCGTGCCTACAAGATCAAGATGCACGCCATGGGCGTAGCGTTTGACGACACCTGCGCTATCCTGCTCGATGTCAGCAGCATCGCAGAGGGCTATATCTACATCAAGGCAGCAGATGTCAATGTAACCACCGGCTGATAACCTGAAAGGAGTCCGATAATGTTTAATCCCGATAACATGCCGGATAGTGTGATCCAGTCCGTAAAAAGACACCTGCATATCACATGGTCGGACTCAGATACTGACGCGAAACTGCTCGACATGATATGTGACGCAGAGGCGGCGCTCAACCACAAGTTGGGCGCCGTTATTGATTATATGCAGGTCGGTGCGGAGCGGAGACTCTTCCTGAACTATTTGCTGTATGCATGGAATGACGCCCTTGAGCAGTTTGATACAGCGTACAGGGCGGAGATCATCCAGATCCGGCACAAGTATGAAATCGCGAGATTCGCGGAGGAGGACGGATGATCAAGTCAAGATTCCAGACTTATAACCACGGCGTCCTGTATATCTGCGAATCCGTGGCGGATGATTCCGATTTCCGAGCAGTCAGGAACCCCAGAGCATACGGCGACGTCGTGAAGATCCAGAAGCTGGACTACAGCGAAGTCACCAAAAGGGAGCAGGATCTCGACTTTGCAGAGAACGCAGGTAAGTCGCTCGACTTCAAGGTAAAGACCAGATATCACGGGTCCGCAACGACTGACAGACAGGTCCTGATCGGATCTGTACTGTATGACATCTTCCAGGTCGACTGGGATGCCGATAAGACCAATATGTATCTGTTTCTGGAGAAAGTGAGGGTGCTTGCATGAGTGTATTGAACCGGATCAGCGACATCCTCACGGAGCTGTCGCACGATGCAGAAGTCCCCATGGAAGGTGTGTGGTACGGCGCGTGCCGTGAAAAGTCGCTCGACAGGTGGAACTACTTTGTGTTCAACCGACTCAAGACCGCCAAGAAAAGCGCAACGACACAGAATGATTACCAGACCTTCTACCAAATCCACATCATCCATGAGGATTACATCCCTGAAGGGTATGTGGAGCGGGTGATTG